TTGACGAGTTCGCCTTTGTTCCAAATAACATTGCCGAAGCATTCTTTATGTCTACCTATCCCACCATTTCATCTGGTAAGACAACCAAGGTTATTATTGTTTCCACACCAAACGGACTAAACCTGTTCTATCGTATGTGGAACGATGCTGTTGAAAAGAGGTCAGATTATGTTCCAATAGAAATTCATTGGTCAATGGTTCCTGGTAGAGACGAAGCCTGGAAAGAACAGACGATAAGGAATACATCTGCCGATCAGTTCCGGCAAGAGTTTGAGTGTGAGTTTATCGGTTCAACCAATACTCTCATTCATCCTGTGAAATTGGCCTCCTTAGTCTGGCATAATCCTATTCATAAGGACGGGTTCTTAGACATACATAAGGACCCCGAACCAAACCATACGTATTGTATTACTGTTGATGTTGCCGAAGGTCAGAACCTTGATTACTCAGCGTTCTCGGTTATTGATGTGACTCAGATACCATACAGACAGGTAGCCAAGTATAGAAATAACAATATTACTCCCTTATTGTTTCCTACCGTGATTTATCAGGTAGCCAAAAAGTATAATGAAGCCTTCATTCTGGTAGAAATAAACTCCATCGGTCTTCAGGTAGCAGACATTCTACATCATGAACTTGCCTATGATAATCTGATCAAGATCGAAATGAAGGGCAAACAAGGGCAACAGCATTCACCAGGATTCAAGAAAAAAATTGCCTATGGTCTAAAAACCACACACCAGACCAAGATTACAGGATGTGCCAACCTCAAGACTTTGATTGAATCAGACAAGCTTATCATAAACGATGCTGAGACCATCATGGAACTGACCACATTTTCTGCTGACAAAAAGTCATTCAAAGCAGAAGAAGGCAATACTGATGACTTGGCCATGACCCTGGTTCATTTCGGTTGGCTGACAGGGCAACGGTATTTCAAGGAAAATATCAATAACGACATAAGACAAAGCCTACAGTTAGAACAACTGAATGTTATGGACCAGGATATTGTTCCATTTGGAATAGTTGATAATGGAGTGGACGATCCATTTGATAAGAACATAGATGCTGATGGTGATGTATGGACTTCTGCCAGAAGCCTACGATACCCCTTTGACCAGGTGGAGTGGGACATTTTGAGCAATAAGCATAAACTTTGAAAAATGTCAAAAGTCTAAATAATATAGTGAGTAATACAACTATATAACCCATCCTACACAAAGGAGTGTATAAAAATGGCTTTTTACCTTTCTCCCGGCGTTTATGTTAAAGAATATGACCTGACTACTATCGTACCATCAGTAGGCACAACCGAAGGTGCCCTTGTTGGTAACTTCGTCTGGGGTCCTGTTGACACAATCGTCACACTAAGCAACGAAGTAGAGCTTGTAAATACTTTTGGTAAACCAACAAACGATACATTTGTTTCATTCTTCTCTGCTGCTAATTTCTTGTCTTATGGTCAAAACCTAAAGACAGTTAGAGCAGCCAACACAACATTAGCAAACAATTCCACATCCGGTGATTCTGGTATTCTAATCAAAAACAGAGATCAATATGAAATTGAGTATTTTGATCTTTCAGCAGCCAATACATATGGTCAGTTTGCCTCCAGGTATCCTGGTGATCTTGGAAACAGCCTAAAAGTTGGTATGTATGCTTCAGCAAATTCTGTTGCTTATTCATCATGGAAATATGCTGAAGAATTTAATGGTGTTCCTGGAACATCTACATACGCAGCAGCCAACAAGTCAGCAAACGATGAAATGCATATCATTGTTGTTGATGAAGATGGAAAGTTTACTGGTACAGCAAATACTGTTCTTGAAAAGTTTGGATACGTTTCAAAGGCATTTGATGCAAAGAATGATGATGGTTCGAGCAACTACTATGTGAATGTGATTAATGATCGTTCACGATATATTTACATCATTAACAAACCAGATGAACTTTTCCCAACAAACATGAACTGGGGTCTTCCTGCTAGTAACACAGTGTTTAAACAAGATGCTAATTCTTATGACGCTTCTCTTGATTTTGGTGCCAATGGAACACCAACAGATGGTGATAAAGAATTGGCATATGATAAGTTTAGAAACTCAGAAGAAGTAGATATTTCTCTTGTTGTTACAGGTGATGCATCATCAACTGTTATCCAGCATGTTATTGATAACCTTGTAGAATATAGAAAAGATTGTGTTGCATTCATATCTCCACCAAAAAGTGCTGTTGTAAATAATGTTGGTGATGAGGCCACTGATTCTGTAACTTTTAGAAACTCAACTATAGCGAGATCAACATCATACGCTGTTATGGACTCTGGTTGGAAGTATCAGTTTGACAAGTATAACAACGTATATCGTTGGGTTCCTCTCAATGCTGATATTGCTGGTCTTTGTGTTCGCACAGACTTTGATCGTGATCCTTGGTACTCACCTGCTGGTTTCAACCGTGGACAGATCAAGAATGTTGTGAAGCTTTCTTGGAACCCAGATAAGACAGATCGTGATGAACTATACAAGAATGGCATCAATCCTGTTGTTTCATTCCCTGGTGAGGGTGTTGTTCTGTATGGTGATAAGACCATGCTTGCCAAGCCATCAGCCTTTGATCGTATCAACGTTCGAAGACTGTTTATTGTGCTTGAGAAGGCCATTGCTCGTGCTGCAAAGTACTCACTCTTTGAGTTCAATGATGAATTCACCAGATCACAGTTTGTTGCTCTTGTGGAGCCATTCCTACGTGATGTTCAGGGTCGTCGTGGTATCTATGACTTCAAGGTTGTCTGCGACACTACAAACAATACTCCTGAAGTTATTGATAGAAATGAGTTTATTGGTGACATTTATATTAAACCTGCTCGCAGCATCAACTATATCCAGTTGAACTTTATTGCTGTTAGAACTGGTGTTGCGTTTGAAGAAATTGTTGGACGCTTCTAATTATGAAAAATCGTATAAATAGTCATAACAATACACACAAGGAGTAGTAAAACAAATGGCTTTTAGAGTACAAGAATTTAGATCACAGATGCAGTATGATGGAGCACGTCCTAATCTGTTTCAATGTGAGCTGTCATTTCCTATTCTTGCAGGATCAAATATAGGAAGTGTGGCAAAACCAAAATTTACATTTATGGCTCGTGCTGCCCAGCTTCCTGGTTCAACTGTAAATCAGGTTCCACAGTTTTACTTTGGTCGTGAGCTAAAGTTTGCTGGTAACCGTCAATTTACAGAATGGACTGTCACCATCATCAACGATGAAGATTTCGTGATTCGTGATGCTTTTGAAAAGTGGATGAATGGTATGAACTCTCATGTTAATAACTTGAGAGACCCAGCATTTACTCAGGGTGATAGAGGATATCAGCAAGATGGATATGTTACACAGTTTGGTAAGAGTGGAGAAATCTTAAAGAAATATAAGTTTGTTGGTATGTTCCCAATAGACCTATCTCCAATTGAACTTGACTGGGGTGCTAACGATACTATTGAAGAATATGCTGTAACATTTGCATATCAATGGTGGGAATTTAATCTTGGACAAAATGGAGAAACCACAGACGTTTCTTCTACTGCCTAATTATACACAAGAAATATTATACACCATACGGGACATTATTAGTTTCCGTATGGTGTATAAAAATCATCTATATACAAAGTGAATATACCAACATAGGATAACATAATATTATGGCAATAACTTTGTTTGGGTTCGAAATTGGTCGTAAGCCACAAGAAGACCCTAAATCAGCAGAACAACAAAAAACATTTGCTCTACCACAGAACGATGATGGTGCAGTCACCATACAATCTGGTGCGTACTATGGAACATATGTTGATCTTGATGGTGTGGTAAGAAACGAGATCGAACTTGTAACTCGATATCGTGAGATGTCTATGCAACCAGAGCTTGAAACCGCAATTGATGAAATTGTGAACGAGGCTATCGTCATGGATGATGCCGGTCATTCTGTTGAACTAAACATGGATGAACTGAAAATTTCACAGGGTGTAAAAAACAGAATCAAAGAAGAGTTTGATTACATCCTAAAGCTTTTAAACTTTGGTAATATGGGTCATGATATCTTTAGAAGATGGTATATTGATGGAAGACTTTTCTATCATGTTGTTATCAATGAAGCCCAGCCAAATGCAGGTATTCAAGAACTACGATACATCGATCCACGACGTATTCGTAAGATTCGTGAAATTCAAAAGACCAAAGACCCAAAGACGGGTATGGAAGTAATCAAACAACAAAAAGAATACTATTTGTACAATGAACGTGGTGTCATTGGTGCCCATTCCAACCTTGGAACCAGAATCGCCACAGACTCAATCGTAAATATCAATTCAGGTCTCATGGATGCCAAGAGAGCTATGGTCCTTTCTTATCTTCATAAGGCCATCAAGCCTCTAAACCAGTTGAGAATGATTGAAGACGCCACAGTTATCTATCGTCTCTCTCGTGCTCCTGAACGCAGAATCTTTTATATTGATGTTGGTAATATGCCAACAATAAAGGCAGAACAATATCTTCGTGATATCATGGTCAAGTATAGAAACAAGCTTGTCTATGATAGTACAACGGGTGAGATCAGAGATGATCGTAAGCATCTTTCTATGCTTGAAGATTTCTGGTTGCCAAGACGTGAAGGTGGCAAAGGCACAGAAATCACAACCCTCCCAGGCGGCCAGAATCTTGGCGAACTTGAAGATGTCAAGTATTTTGAAAAGAAGCTATACAAGGCTCTTGGTGTTCCTATGTCAAGACTGGAACAAAACCAGGGCTTCTCTTTGGGTAGGACAACAGAAATAACCAGAGACGAATTGAAATTTACAAAGTTTGTACAAAGACTACGCAGCAAGTTCTCAACAATGTTTGATGATTTACTTCGTGTTCAGCTTGTTCTAAAAATGGTGTGTACCGAAGAAGAATGGCAGATATTCAAGGAAGACATCTGGTATGACTTCAAAAAAGATAATAACTTCAATGAACTAAAAGAAGCCGAACTTCTAACAAATCGTGTGTCTATTTTACAACTTGTTGATCCATATGTTGGTAGATACTACTCTATGGAATGGGTTCGTAAAAATGTTCTTCATCTTACTGATGAAGAAATTCAAGAGATTGATGCCCAGATTCAGGCAGAAACACCACCAACACCTTTAGATCAGTTTGGTAATCCTCTTCCAACAGATCAGTTTGGTAATCCGTTGCCACCTATGCCACCACAGCAACCCGGTATGGCTCCACCACAACCACAGCAACAACCACCTCTGGCACCTCCTGTTGCAACAGTACCACAACGAGGACAAAACCAACAGCAGCAACCAAAGCAAGAGAATAAAAAGCCTACTGGTAAAAAGAAAAAGCAAGGTCAGCAACAGCCACAGGTTATGATAGCTGATGATACTACCACAGGAACATAAATATACTTTATACAATATTACACACCAAGGAGAGTATAAAAATGGACGCAGAAAGAATAGTAGATTCTATTTTTGAAAATAACCTGGAAGAAATGAGGAACAGTGTTTATGCCGTTCTTTCAGAAAAGGCTGTTGATAAACTTGAAGAAATGAAAACTGTGCTCGCAGAAAATATATTTGTCAAGGAATAATACGTATTATGTCTAAACGCTCATCATCACTAACAGAGACAAAATCACTTATCTCCAAAGATCATCTATCCAAGTTTGATGAGCGAAGACCTGCTGGATATCCATCAGATAAAGAAATCCCTGTTGTTCTTGTTCTTAAAAGAAAGGCTATTAGAGTGTATCCCGATAATCAAAAGGTTGTATTGTATTATTCTCAGGCATTAGACAAGTATGTGTCTATTCCATTTGGTCCTAAATCTGATGTTCTTGGATCACCACTAAACGAGTCTCGTAAGCCAAGAAAGCCAAGAGAAGACAGGGATAGTGATTTATATAAGGCACTTGCTTCAAAGTATCCTGGTATTGCAAGCCAATATAAGAAAGCAAAAGAGGAACAACCCGAAAGACGGGCTCTACGAAGAATGGCCGTGAAGCTTACAAGAAAGCAAAAAGAAGCCCTTTCTCCAGAAGAAAGGGATGCTATCTACAAGACCTCAAAAGAAATAGTAAAAGCATCTCCTATGCCAGTTTCACATAGACTGGGAACACTTACTGGTCTATGGGCACAAAAAAAGTGGGCTGACTATAAAGCTCGGAAACAACCAACATCTGTCACCGAATCATATAAGCAAAAAGTAAATGCTCTTAGAGGCAACCAAATAGATGAAGCCTGGGAAGATTGGGCATTAAGAGGATTGAAAGCTGTAGATACAGCATCGGATATTGCAACAGTTGGTGGATTAGCAGCATCAGCCACAGGTATTGGTTCAGGGGTTGGTCTTCCAGTAGCCGCAGGAGGAGCAGCAGGAAAACTTGCTATGAAATATGGTGGTAAAAAAGCCAGAAATTGGCTTGCAAATAGACTAGCCCAGAAAAAACTTCGTAACATGGCAGGAAAGCCTAAAGGTAAAGGTCGTGGTGGAAAACTCGCAGGAGCAGCAGCCGCAGGTTTGGAAGCAATAGAGGCTATAAAAGGTGTTGGTGCTGGTGTATCAAAAGCAGCAGCCACTGGTGCAAAGTACGGTAAACCAGGATCATATAACTTTGGTAATATAGATACAAAAGTTAGTGGTCCAGGACAAAGAGGGACAGTAGACCTTTCTACACCAGAAGGTAAAGTTGCTAGGTCTATGATACAACAAATGAGAGAATCTTCAAACATTGATAAGATCAAGTATATTGTTGAAAACAACATCAACTCATATGACATGACCTTTGAGGGTAATGATTCTACAATAAACCTAAATAACAGAGTAGCTAAAAAAGTATTACAGGTTTATGAAACTCTAAATACTAAAAATCAAAAAAAGTTTTCTAAGATGCTAAATGAAAACGCAACAACATTCAAGCAAGCAATCAACTTTGTAATAAGGCACTAATAGACACATGGCAAACAAAGTAACCGTACAAAAACTAATAGATAATAACAAAAGAGCCCTACTGAAATATGTTATTCTTGCTGATGGTACAGCCACAGCAAACTCAACCCTTATTGCATTCTCTGATTTGAAATATGCCATAAACAGCACAGGTCAGATTTCAAACACAAATCCAAAGCCATCATATTCTGTATCTGTAAAAAGAGTTTACGGACATTCTGGTATGTCTTTAGGATATGGTGTTCTTGGTTGGCAAAATGATGCTAATACGGATATTGTTTCATTTTCATCTGGTTCGTTTGATTATAACTTGGCTGGAACAACCGGCGATAATGCTGTTATTCCAAGCCCAGAGGCAAACACCAAAGGTCTTGTATATACACTTAAAAGCCCAACATCAAATGATGCTATCACCCTGTTTGTTGATATTAGAAAAGATTCTACATCATACGATGCAGGTCAGACAGCAGACCCAGTGGCATTCAATACAGCAGGAATAGTGTAGTCTAATATGTCAAAAAAGAAGCTGGAAGAAAAGTACGGTAAGGATACAGCAAAAGCTATAGGGACTGTTCTTGGTCTCACAAAGAAAGACTATACCGGACAGAATGTCCCAAGGGGTAAAAGAGCCAAAGACAATATTATTGACTTTGCCCAGACTGCGGCAGCTTCATCAACACTTATGGGTGGTGTAGGACCAAAGTCTCTTATTGTCCCAACTTCAATTTTGGCAAGTAAGGTTATCGGGACAAGACGGGCAATTAAACAACACGAAAAACTCATGGCACAGAGATCAAAGGAAAAAGAAGAAATGTCTAACACAGTTGCGGAAGCCATAGATCATATCATCAACAAAAACTATGATGCTGCCAATAATCTTTTGGAAGAGCAGATCACAACTGTTCTAAAATCAAAGCTTCACGAAATGAAGAAGATTGTTGCCGCCCATCAGTTCAATGAGGCTGTTGTCTGGCCTGATGGTAAGGTTCATACAGCAACCGGAGAAATGATTCTTCCTTCTATTTGGAGACATCGCCGTGGTCTTACTGAATCAAATGTTGAAAGAGAGCGTTTTGGTAAGCAAGCCAAAGAAACTTTGGGTACTGAAGAATCTTATGAAAATCTAAGAAGCAAAGAAATAAATACTGCGAATCTTGGTGGTGAATCTATTAGAGATTATTTAAAAAGAAAAAATGAGTATTTCACAAAGGCGGCAGATTCTGCAATTAGAGAAAAAGGAGAAAATATACAGGATGCTGCCAAACATATGCACAGTCTTGTATCTGGAGTAGAAAACAAGAAACAGCCTTGGATGCACATGATAGGTGGAAAATGGGAAGACCTACATCCAAGCGTAAGAACCGATTTTGAGATGCGTATCAGGAAACATCTTGATGAAAAAGAAAAAATGAAAGACCCTGAATATGTACGAAAAACTGCTGAAGCTAGTAGACGTGGTGATGAGGCCGAGAAAAGAATTAAAGAAATCCAGAAACAACATAATGATGCTCTTGCCGCCCACCAAAGAAAGCAGGCTGGAATCAAAGACCCTGATCCTTCAAAACCAAAGAAGACAGGTAAAGATATTACCGGCGATGAAATCCCATTTGAAGAATAACAAAACATGGCACGAGTAAGACTTATAAAGATACGCATTCGTAAGGGTAAGATTGAAAGACGCAAAAAAGTGTCAAATGTTCCTGGTATGAAAATCCAGGACGGACAATTGAAGAAAATGTCTGCCTCTGAACGAAGAAAAAGAAAACTCGGTGCCAAAAGAGGTTCCCGTAAACGCAAGATTCATATGGCGAGAATACTCCAAAAGAGAAAAAAGTCATTACAAAAACGAAAGAGACTAGGGCAATAAACAAATGAAGCTCATCAAAGAAGAAATACAGGACGTAAAGGTCCTTATAACAGAAGATAAAAACACCAAGAAGAAATCCTATGTGATCGAAGGTGTTTTTATGCAGGCGGAAAAACAAAACCGTAATGGTAGAGTTTATCCTTTTGATACTCTACGAAAAGAAGTTGAGAGATATAACAAGGAATATGTAACGAAGAATCGTGCTTTGGGTGAGTTAGGTCATCCAGACACACCTTCAATAAACCTTGACCGGGTTTCTCATATGATTACAAGCCTAAAGCCCGATGGAACAAACTTCATCGGCAAGGCAAAAATACTGGATACAAATATGGGTAATATTGTGAAAGGTCTTTTAGACGGTGGTGTCCAGTTAGCTGTATCTACAAGAGGTATTGGTTCTCTAAAGCCCCATAATGGTTATCAGTTAGTTCAAGACGATTTCAAGTTGGCTACAGCGGCTGACATTGTTGCAGACCCATCAGCCCCAGACGCATTTGTCCAGGGCATATGTGAAAATAAAGAATGGATTTTTGAAAATGGTAGATGGAAAGAAATGCATTTTGATCAGGCAAAACGAATGATCAAACAGGCAAGTAAATCTGACATAGAAGCTGTAGCTCTAAAGCTATTTGAGAACTACATTTCAAAGTTGTAAAACATATAAATAGATATACTAACATAAAGGAGTAATCGATTATGGGAAAATCCCTAACAGAAACAGCAAAGGCGATTCTAATGAAAGAGGAAGGTGCTTATCCTTCCGTTTCACCAGATCAATTTGGTTCATTTGATCGTGATGCCAAGACACTAACCCCTGCAAAGGCTTCTCTACGTCCAGGTAAGACCGAGCCAGTTTTTGCTAATCCAGGTTCAAATCCTCCTGATTCAGAGGACTATGAAGACCTTGGTCCTGCCCTTGTAAATAATACAGATGTTCCCCCATCAGCAAAGGCTGCTGCCAAGTCAAAGAAGGACACAAGCAAGTCTGGTCAGGCTGCTGTTCCTGCTGAACCATCCAAGGCTACAATGGCTGAAGAAATGGAAGACGATGGTGACTATCTTGAAGAAGATATTGAGCTTTCTGAAGAACTCGAAGCATTCATTGATGAGTGCATCGAACAGGGCCTAACCGAAGAAGAAATCGCACAGGCCATTGATGAGAACTTTGAACTTGTCGAGGAATATAAGGACAAGGAAAAAGATAAGGAAGATAAGGAAGATGAAAAAGATGATGAAGACGAAGATGAGGATGAGGATGAGAATGAGGATGAGAATGAGGATGAAGACAAGAAGGAAGATCGTAAGAAGATGATGAAGGAGCATGTTGATGCTCTATTGGCTGGCGAAAATCTTTCAGAAGACTTCCGTTCAAAGGCCGAGACAATCTTTGAATCAGCAGTATCAGTTCGTGTAAACGAGGAAGTATCTGTTCTTGAGGAAGCCTATGCTGCTTCTCTTGAAGAAGAGGTTGCCAACATCCGTGCTGAACTAACCGAGCAGGTCAATGACTACCTCAACTATGTTGTCGAACAGTGGGTATCTGAAAACGAGGTTGCTGTTGAAGCCGGTCTTCGCACCGAACTAACCGAAGAGTTTATCTCTGGTCTTCGTAATCTTTTTGCCGAACATTATATCGACATCCCTGAAGACAAGGTTGATGTTCTTGAGAATCTTGGCTCAAAGGTTGAGGAACTAGAAAATCGTCTAAACGAAGAAATTGAAAACAATATTTCACTAACAAAGATGATCTCCGAATCAAGAAAGTCTGAGATTGTGTCGGATGTATGTTCTGACCTAACAATCACTCAGGCTGAAAAGCTTCGCTCTCTTTGTGAAAATATTGAATTCACAACCGCTGATGAGTATGCCCATAAGGTCAGCACTCTAAAGGAAAGCTATTTTCCTGTAACAGTAAAGGCCCATAGTGCTCTTGATTCTGCTGTTGATGACGCAAAGGGTATGATTACAGAAAACACTGGTCGCATGGAAAAGTATGTCCGTGTCCTTGGCAAATCTTTACCAAAGTAAGAGAAACATAAATAATATATCTATTAGATAGATAGAATTCTATAAGGAGAATAAAGTAAAATGTATCTAACCGAGCAACTAGAGAGCAAGTGGTCACCAGTTCTTGACCATGATGGTCTCTCTCAAATCAAAGACCCCTACAAGCGTGCTGTTACAGCCATCGTTCTTGAGAACCAGGAACGTGCAATGGCCGAGGAATCACGCCAGCTAAACGAAGCCGCCCCCACAAATGCTGGTGGTGGTCTTGGAACAAGAACAGCTATTGGTTCATATGATCCAATCCTCATTTCACTCGTTCGTCGTGCTCTACCTAACCTCATTGCCTATGATATCTGCGGCGTACAGCCAATGACAGGTCCTACCGGCCTTATCTTTGCAATGCGTTCCAAGTACAAGACCCAGGGTGGCGATGAAGCTTTCTACACAGAAGCTAATACCGCATTCTCTGGTACAAATGCTGCTGGTGGTAATGGTGGTATTGTTGGTGCCTATGGCAACACAAACCCAGTTCTTGCTCTATCTTCAGGCAACTCTGCCTATGGTTGGGCTAATGGCATGACCACATCACAGGCTGAAGCTCTTGGTGATGCTGCTGGTAATGCCTTTGCTGAAATGGCATTCTCAATCGA